TGAGAGCGTAAGGTCTCGGGGACACCTCCATGTGGTCCTCGCGTGTGGGGGATAGATCGCCTAGCGGTGAAGCTAGATATGATGATCCACACACGAAGAAACCCTTCGCCAGCGCCGCATCCCCCTGGATATAATCGGGGTGATCGGCCTGGTCCGCTGTCCAAACGTAACTTTCGTTACGCTGGAGATAGCGGTTCCAGCGGGTACGAAGTTTGGGCGCTGTACCAAACTCCCACCCGACTGCGGGACTGTCGAACGGGACTCGCGGGAGTAACCCCGAGACTCGCTCTACGGCTTCCCTGATCGCCGTAGCCGTCTGCGTATAACCGGCATGGTAAAGCCGGTTAGCAGCAGACACGTTAGACAGGATCCGGTCGGTGTCCCTTCGGCTATGCGGAAGGTCACGTTTGAGGTACGTCGGAGTGACGTTTTCCCCAGCGTAACAATCCGCGCCGCAACTCTCTCTGAACTGACCAGTCCAGAAAGACTTGTGGCGGTTGATCTTAAAGCCTAAAGCCTCAAGATCAACGCTTACCGAGGGTGCCTCGTCCGAGGGGATGATCAAATCATCCCCAAAGACGTACACGCCCCGCGCGTAATGACGCACGAGGCGTGCGGTCGGGAAGCGCCCTGTCTTCGCTAGACGAGATGCGATGATGCTCACGAAGAACACCATCGCCTCGACCGGAAAACAGAGTGCGGACCCCATCGACGCGAACTTCCTGAGTGGAACGACCGTTCCATCAGGAAGTTCGGCACGCGTCGAACGGCATGCTTCGATAAGCTCCAAGAACTTTGGAGCTTTACGAAACATACGTTGCACGTGCCAGAGACCTACCCGGTCACTGGCCTCTGCCATGTCAATCGTCGCGTTTTTGCGCGTCCGAGAGCCATGCAGTGCCAACCTCTGGTTCACAGTCTGGTCCGTGAAGTTCACGCGACCTCTTGTGATTCGGGACTTGCCAAGTCCCTCCACCAGAAGAGCCTTGAAGGCCTGTTGTGCATATTGCATACACACAGGCTCCATTGCTATAACACGAGGCGATTTCTGAGTCTTCGGCACAAGAACAACCTTTACAGGTTCCTCTTCGCCGGAGGCCACGAGTAGAGGTGGCTCATACCCCTCGTCGGGGTGAGGGTCACTAGGTGACCCACGGGCGAAGCGTCGAATGGTAAAACCACTCGATTCAAGTCGCTCGTGCCATCTCCGGAAAGCCCATTTCTGGTTCCCAGAAATGCCTTCCCTTGTCCCTTTAGGACCGTGTCGAGGACGCAAGAGGTCAAAATTAACCTCTTGCAACTGAGGAAGATCTTCGATCAAACGATCGGAGACCATTCCAAAG